TCCGGATTTCGTTTTGACATGGAATATTCTCGCGGCATGGGGTGGACTCACCGAGTGGGGAAAGGCGTCGGGCATTGCCGGGGGCATGACCACCGACCAATCAAAAAATCTTTGGTCAAGGTTTGGCAATAACTCGATCCCTGCCCACCACATGGATAACCATCATTTAAAAAATGGTCGAAAAGATTATCGGGGGTGGAGTTGCGGTTGTCCCGAATGGTTTGTAGAACATCAGCCCTAAAAAAATACATACGCAGTGGCAGTGACCCAACCTGCCAAAACAAATGTGGAGAGAGAAAATGTCGAGCAAATTAAGTTTTGCGGATAGATTGAAAAAAGCCAGAATGAACATCGGTCTAACACAAGCGGAAGTAGCAAAAAGATCAGGACTGACTCGCGCTGCGATTAGCCAGTACGAGTTGGGAATCGTCAAGGGATTGAAGAGCGAAAACTTAATCGCGCTTTCAAAGACCTTGGGGCTTGATCCTGAAGAACTTGCTACAGGGGCCCCTAGCGTGACAGGCTCCCTAAAGCGGGCGGATGTTAGTTTTGTACCATTGATTGATCTATCTTCTGTGAACATCCTTCTTGCGGGAGGTCTAGATACACAGGAGAAATATATGCCTACAACAAGCGCTGTGGGAGACGACGGGTTCGCCCTTGAACTTCTTGGGGACGATATGCAAAACAATACGTCCAATTTCAGCGAAGGATCGGTTGTGATTTTTGATCCAAGTCGGGAGCCAGAAAGCGGAGATCATGTTTTAGCCAAACTCTCTGACAACAGCATCATATTCCGACAACTGAAGAAAGCAGGTGCGCTACACAGTCTGGTGCCTCTGAATAGTCAGTACCCAGTAACCCAAGTACCGGAGGGTGAATACAAGATTCTTGCGGTGGCGGTCCAGACCTTGAAAGACGTCTGATTGTAAAAACTACTTTCTCGTATGGGGCAAGTATGGCCCCATATTTTTTTATTGCAGAGGTTAGTCTACTTGACCCCCAACGGCTCTTGTCCTATACTTTTTCCATGTTCTTACCCCCAGTGTGTCTACCGAGCCTGATCGGAAGTGCGGTTAGGAGGGTGCCGTTTTGCTGGGCGGCGGGGGCCGATGGCCCGGGCATGAACATAGCCTAGTACCCGTGACGCCAGCAGCAACTCCCTCAAGCGTCCCCTCGGGAGACCTCCCTTCCGAGGGGATTAGCGCTTGCTAGAAAAGCAGAAAAGATGGAGGTCGAAAAGGTATCTAAATTGGATTGTTGCAGATGGCCAACGTTGCGTAATTTGCGGCCACGAGGGCTGGGAAGAGAATCAATTGATAGCCCACCACGCTATATCGGTGCCCGGTCTCAATCTCGGCGCTACAGGCAGCAAAGCATCCGATTCCTATGCGATGCCGATGCACGTCACTTGCCATATGGATTTTCACCAACACCCGTATCGCTATCGCGAGGAGCAGAGACTATGGCTGATCAACACGATGGCGAAGGCAATTCAGACTTTCGCCTAGCATCTCCAGAAGCCCTTCTGAACAAACTGATGATCTCGATGCTGATCATGGAAAACCCGGAAGAAATTACTGACCTCATTTATCCGATTTTAAAACGTTTCATTGGAACGAGTCGCATGACAGTGGAAGAGCAGGCCCTGTGCGAATTTTTCAACGACTGCGCAAATGCGCGAGAGGACGATGGCCTTGATTGACGAAGATAGGGTAACTAAAGCACTTCAATACCTAGCCATGACGGATACCGAAGCAGCGAAAGCCAAAGCCAAAGCAGAAGTAATGAAGAAGCACGACAAGACGGTAAAAGCCTACGGCTTTCTCGACGCATCTGGAACTGTTGCTGAACGCGAAGCGCAGTCCGTCACAACTGACCAATGGAGAAAGTACGAGAAGGATTTACAGGAAGCAATTGTCGATTCAGAGACGATGCAAAACAAACGGGACACTGAGAAAGGAATAGTTGAGGTATGGAGAACGGAACAAGCGAACAGACGGAAGGGGAACATATGAACAACTCGGAAGAACACGGGCTACTTCCCGGCGAGTCGGGAATGACCATGTCCGCGCAAATCGATGAGATCGCAACAGCCATGAATGCCGCTCTTGCAGACATTGAGGACGTTAACAAGACTACACAAGGGTACGGCTACAAATACGCGCCGTTAGATGAAGTACTTCCTGTTATCAGGGCGGCATGTTCGCACCATGGCCTGTACATGTTGCAAAGCCCTTGGTCTCCCTCGCACTCGCAACTTGGGGTAACAACTTTGCTTACCCATACTTCTGGCCAATGGATATCTACCAGATTCGCTATGCCAGTTGAGCAATTGAAAGGCATGAATCTGTATCAATCCAGTGGTGCCGCCCTGAGTTACATCCGCAGGTACCAAGCGCTTTCTCTCTGGTCGATGGCTCAGGGGGAAGACAACGACGCTGCGCACAAGAAGACTGATAAGCCCGAAACCAAAAAAGATCAGCCGTTGCCGGAAACCCCGAAGACAATTTTGAACGGCCTTACGAAGGCCGCTGCCAAGGGACCCGAGTCTTTGACTAAGGCTTACGAAAAGTTATCTGATGAACAGAAGGCCAGCATCATCCCAGCAGACAAAATCAACTTGAAGGCTATAGCCCGTGGCGTACATTGACGTAGTTCAGGGGACCGACCTCTGGCTGGAATACAAATCCTACCTGTTGAGCGCTTCCGTCTCTGCCTCCGCAGCAGGACTTAAAGCCGCCTACTCTTCTCGAAACAAATGCTTTGAGGAGTACATGGGTAGCAAGAAAGAAGTTACCAGTTTCATGCAATTCGGGACGGACCATGAACAGGATGCGAAACATGACGGGGAACTTGCAATTGGTTCTCTCAGTCACGATGTTGGTATTTTTATTCACCCTGATCACGATTGGTTGGGTGCTAGTCCTGATGGGAAGTTTATTGGACTGGGCCTGCACGAGATTAAATGCCGTGACACAGAGCCATATGCCGGAATCTCTCCGCAGCACATGGCACAGATACAGGTGCAACTTGCTTGTTCCGAAGAAACTCAGTGTTTTTTCCAGTCATGGACGCCGCTCGAACAAAGAATCTGGATAGTGGAGTATTCGCCTGAGTACTGGGCATGTTTGTTTCCGCTGCTAGAAGAATTCTGGGAATACGTTTCCAGTAAGAAGAGGCCCCCACAGGTAAGACCTAGACGAGTCATCCCCGTGGAGCCAATAACAACACTTTTTTATGAGGGCGCGCACGATGGCATACGAACATAAACCCAACCGGGGTTCCCTGTTGAAGAATCAGAATAAACAAAAGGATACTGACCCCTCTTGGCGTGGCGATGGGTTGATCGACCTCGCGGCGCTGGGCCTCGGCACTGGTCAGACGCAGGTCTGGCTTTCGATTTGGGTTGATCAGACCAAGTCTGGAGAAAAGCGCTTGTCACTAAGCATTGCGCCAAAGCAGCCCAGAGAAAGTGATGCGCCACAGCAAGGGGGGTTTGATGATGACATACCTTTCTAAGAAGGTGGAGATGATGCGCTCGTCAATACCAGTAGATGGGGAAATTTACTCTATTGTTAGCGCCCTCCCAGAGTCTGACGCTGAGAAGCCAATACTGATAACTCAGGCCGACGCAAGAAAGTATTTGGGCGTATCCAAATACACATGGGAACGTTACCTGAAACAACTTGTCCCCACCCACAAATTCGGAAGACGCTTGTATTACAAAAAGGTTGATCTTGATAGTGTGGTGGATAAAATGGCAACCGAACCCCTCACGAGAATAAACCGGAAATAAAAATGGATGGTCTATTTAAGCGAGGTAAGTACTGGCATGCGAACAAAACAGTGAGTGTGCCACCAGAGGCGGCTATTGGGTCAGAGCATAAAACTGTGATTTCTTGCACCTTGTCAACAACGAACAAGAAAATTGCGCAAGCGGTTCTCAGAAAGTTGGAAGAGAACGCTGCTTATGATCTGATCAACGGCAAGAGCCGTCACTGGATGTTTGATGATGCAGCCAAGCGGTATTTGGATGAGCGAAGAGAGCGGAAGTCGTGGTGGGAAGATTGTCGGCGGGTGGATCACTTGCTCGACTACCTCAAGGATGTTCCTCTGAGGCTAGTCGATGGTGACCATGAGAAGGTGAAGCAGTTGGTCGCGGATTGTCAGGCCAAGGGCAACGCCCCGGGGACCATCAACCACCACCTGAAAGTGATTATCGCGATTCTGAATTCTGCTCACAGTAAGTGGAAGGACGAGAACAAAGCACCCATGTTGGCGCGTAAGCCGTACATTCAGTTGCTACCTACCAACCCGGTAAAGGGCTTCCCCCTGACGCAGGGTCACGAGAAGGCGCTTCTGAATAACCTGAACGCTGACCTCAAGGATGCTGTTCTCTTTACACTCCACACAGGGTTGCGGAATGCGACGGTGTGCAATTTGAAGTGGGACTTTCTGATCCACTACCCTGACGAAGACATTCTCTGCTTTGATATTCCTGAGAACTACTTCGGATTAAAGGTGAAGGATCGACCACACAGGGTTGTTCTGAACTCGGTTGCGCGTGAGATTGTTGAGCGCAAGTTGGGTGAGCATGAGGAATATGTGTTCACTTACGCCACTGGACGTTACAGGAAGCCCTACAGCACCCTGTACACGTCTTCTTGGATCAGAGCAGTGGATACCGCTGGTTTGTCAGAATGCCGCTCAGAGAGCCGTACATCGCGTGGCAGGAGCAGTCTAAGAGTCCATGACCTCAGACACTCCTTCTCCACTCGCCTGCGGACTCAGGGGGTAGGTCTGGAAGACCGGAAAGACCTGATGGGCCACAAGAACAAGGACATCACTACTGGCTACAGCGCAGCGGAAACACAGCACCTTCTGGACTGTGTTGAGAAGTTAGTTGCGTGGTACCAAAAACGCGAACCGTTGTACGTTGCAAGGGGTCAAGCGGGCTTAACAGGAAAATTCGCTACACCCCGTGTCGTAAGTGCTTGATATTAAAAAATGGAACTTAGACTGTTAATCCATATGTCGCTGGTTCGAGTCCAGCCCGGGGAGCCAGTTCGTTCCTGCCTTGTCGTACCTAACCGATTGTTTTGTCGTTTCTTTTCACTTCTTTCGAGGGGTTCAATTTCGGTTAGTGAATTTGACGTGTTTTTTAAAAAGGTAAAGAACGTTTGACAAAGGCGACTACGGGTGAAAGTTTTCACTACACTGACGCTACACTAAAAAATGAGGGGGGCAATTTAAGCGGCAACTTTTCCCTCGCAGGTGGTTGCCCGCCTCCCTCACTTCTCTACTGCTTTACCTCCGGTAATCACATCCCAGTCGATCTCTGAGACCTTCTCCTGAGACGTGTCCTTGACCTCAATCTCCTGCTCAGACTTGGCAGGGATCAAGGCGGCAGCAATCCTGATATATGTAGAGGGGTCCTCAGTTCGGACCTTGGTCACGATGTCTGTGCCATGCTCCTCGAAGTCAGCCAGCATGGCGTCCACAAATGCTTTTGAGAACCTGCTGCGGGCACCTACTGGCTTACCCTTTCGGTTAATTCTGGGGTCGCCCTTGACGAACGGCCTCCCTCGTACTTTTACTTTTGCTTCGCTCATATGCTCTCCTGAAGTTCTTCAGGTAAATGCGACTCAACTTCTTGTCGAAGTTCCCATACGTCTGGCCCAGAGTCTGAGAATGCGCCTTGCTGACTCAGCATCGCGTAACAAGCCGCGAGTTTCGACCGCATGCTTTTTGCACCAACAAGCGCGGCTTGAAACTCGGGGTTGCTAATTCGACGCTGTGTTGGTAAACGCATATTTGGCTCCGGTGAGATGTAATATTCTTCAGTCATGGTCGATTCCCTCCTTTGCGAGGTAATCCCGTAATTCAATTTTTTCGTATTTCCGGCAGAGGTATTTGAGGCTTAGTTCCATCATGTCGTAGTCTCCATCTTCTACGCCATTCAAAACTACAACTCCGTGCCATGATTCCTTGGCCTGCGGCCCGAGGTACCCCTCCTTGTGGAGGTAGCAACTTCCGCAAATCAGCGCTCTTTGCACCTGACCTGTTGGAAGCGCTCTGGCGGCTACGAGTTTCCCTTGCCTATGACCTTGGCAATAAGACAGACCTACGTTGCGAAGAATGTTCTCCGCTGTGCCGCCGTATGCTCGACCTGTGTAGGGAGCATAAAAGTAATGAGTAAAGTGAACTCCGCCAATGGCATTCACTGTTTTAAACGGATGAAATTTCCAGCCATCCCTGTTGAGTGCATCCTCAGACAGCACTCCATCGAGAACGGGATGATCGTTCACATACCTGACTAGCCTGTGTTCGTGATTACCCCCGTGCAGATGAAACTCGGGGCGGCTTTTCATGGGCTTTAAGGTTTTCCAGAACAAGTCCATTGCCTTGTTCCCAGCCTCGATATCTTCAATGACCCGCTGGCCTTCGATCTCTCTCCTGCTGGAGTAGGAACTTAGGGAGGGGAAGTCCCAATGGTCCCCGAGGTGGACGACGTAGTCACCCTCACCTAGGTAGTCTCTGATGGCCCTTGCCGCCCATTTCATCTGGACGATAGGAACGCCGGGTTTAATCTGTGTGTCGGGAATTACGAGTATTTTCATATTTTCGACCGCAGGGAACTGACTCAAGAAGGATGTCGATGCTCAAGACCATCCCCATCGGAATTCTGTTGAGTCCTCCCCACTGGTCTGTGTCCGGCAAGTGTGAGTCCGCCAAGACAACAAAATCTGTTTTCTTTTTGCCTGAAGAAACTAGGTACCCGATAGTGTGAATAATCCAAGGGGGCTCTTCTTTGAATTCTTGCCACCCAGATACGTTGTCTGCATCAATCCATGAAACTCGAACAATCGAATGTGTACAGTTCACTTTCTGCGTTTTTCGCGAGGCGAGGGAATGATGTATCCCACTAGCAGAGGGATCAACATCGGTAAGAGAATAATGGCTCCTATCAACCAAGCCGCCTGTTCTCCCAGTCGCGCAAGCAACCCCCATATGGAGTCAACCTTCTGCTCAACTACGACTTTCTTCTTGTTGAATTCCAATATCGGCTCAACAATAATTTCGCCAGCCAGATCGCCTACTGCCGCTCCTACAACTGCTCCGACTGGGCCTGCTGCAACCGCTCCTACTGCTGTAGTGGCAGCGGTTGTCGATGTTTTCGCTATGGTAGTACAACCAGTGGTCGCAAAGATACAAAGGCTTATTAAGAACAACTTTTTCATAGAGTTTTGTACAGTGATGGGTTATCTGCTGAATCGTATTTCGCTCGTGCTTCTACTACCCGCTTCGCAAGCGCGCCTCGCATCTCTGTGAGGCGATCAATTTCTTTGCGCTTCTCATCGGGTGTCATCTCCTGATCTCTTTCGATCTGACGAACACGTTTAGAAATCCTTCCAAGTTGGGTCTGGACTGTGTTGTAAGTCTTACGCCACTTCAGAAGGTCCCCTCTCTGCGCCACGACCTCCATCATTTCATCGGTCATGCCATGCTCACGGTAATGGACGTATTCGGCGTAGTACTTCTTCACCTCTTCCATTTGCTCATACAGGCGAGTCAGGTAAATCGTGTTTCTACGAGGGCTAGATGAGACAAAGGACTTTAGGGGGAATGGAATTGGTCCAACCCAATCCATCTCGTCAATCCGCTTTGAAGCCCGTGGAGCAGGCTCACGTCCCGTAATGGCTGGTTTGACCTGCTCACGGAGCAAGTAGTCCGCAGAAGCAACAACGTTCGCACCAGCCCAGCCCAGATAACCTTTAATAAGGTGGTCGATCTGAACAGGGGAAAGATGAACATCTGTATCTTCCATCCAGTCTGGCATTAAGACCCCCATCAGTTCGCTTGCTGAGACAGCAATCTCTGACGTGTATGCCCGTTTACGTTGAGTCTTCGGAACCTTCTGCATGTCCCAACTAAGTGACTCAATGCGTCGATCAAGGAAAGCATCCTTGTTGGTCCCGACCTCAATGATTGGTCGGAGCAACTGGGGTCTAGGATCAAATGCCAACTGAGCCATCAATATCTTTCTGATACGGGCAGCCGTGTATGGCGCATGTACCCCAGTGCTATCTATGAAGTTCTTGGTAATAGCCTCTGCGATACTGGTTACCGCGCCCATTTCAAATGGCTTGGGCAGGAAAAAGAAAGTGTCCCCACCGGGCAGTTTGATGGGCCAGTAGGTATCTTTGACCCAGTCTTCTAACTCTTCGTAATCTGGATCACCCTCCATGGAGAGCATGTACCCGATACTGGCGAGGACTAGCGCTCCCGTCACTGTGACCATGCGGCCACGCTCTTCCCCGGTCATGGCTCGGCCTAACTTGTCGAGACCCATGAGGCGTGCGTTGAGAAAAGGGGTCCACGCCGTTAGAAGTTGCGCAAAGGCAAACCTTCCATGGCTGGAGAAGTTAAGCAAGTCTCTCGCTTCAAACGATGCTTGCAGATGTCCCACCTCTCCTCGGCGCTGCATATACAAAGCAGCACGGTTAGCATTCTCAATCTTGTTGCCAACATCCTGATACCACTGGAAGCCCTCTCTGAGGAATCCTGTGGCCTTTTTTGTGGTGTCGAGAATGCGGGACTCTTTTACACCCGCTTTAACCAGCCTTCTTATTGCTGATGGGTCATCATTCAGAAAGCCAAACGAGAATCCGCCACCACCAGAGAGCATAGAAGACTCAACAACACTGCCTTTTGCCATTGCCCTGTACCCACTGGCAACGTTTCCGAAGATGTTGTAATTGAGTTTGCCTACAGCAATTGAGTTGACTGCGTCACGAATAAGGTTTCTTATCCTGAACGCTGGGGATAACGTGGTGCCTAATGTAAATACACGCTTGGTCGTCTGGAACGGCCTGATCCAACTGGTGTTCAGCGTTCCAGAAGTTAGAGATGCCAGTGCATTCAAGACCAGCGGGTCATGTACGTTGTACCAGACCTTTTTCCCTTCCTCCATTACATAGACGTAATTGTCATATTTGCTCTTTCTGGCATGCCGTTTTGCGAACGCCATCTGCGCAGCGTCCTGATCGTCTTCAATCTTTGTTGCAACACCCGCATCGACTGCTGCTTCCATGGCTTCTCTTCCGGCACGGTTCTTCATGCTGGCACTCATTAAAGCGGTCCAGTTCATCACCATGTTGTGCAGGATGTCATGGACACCTAGTTCCGAACCTTGCAACTTCTTGATCGTGTTCTTCATGTTCACGAAGTCGTAGGTTGGAGACGGTCCCCGGATGTTCTCTTTGTCCTTGTGATCAAACTCACGGTAGAAGGGAACGTAGAAGTCTGTCTGCAAGGTCTTACGAAGTTCGGGATCAATGACTCCCGCTTTCTCAGCCATATCCAGCATGCTCTTCTGAATAGTGGATAAGCCACGCATAGCCCTCATGTAGGCGGTAGCCCGATTGCGGCCATCTTCCATACGGCCACGATTCAGTTTCATGCCCTCACGGATTTGCTGTTCTGTGAAGTGCTTCTCCCTACCCTCTTTCATCAGGGTGTCTGCACGGTTCATAGCAACCCATGCGAGGAAGTTATCGACTTCATTACCACCGCCCAGATCACGCAGAACCTCAACCAGTCCTTGCTGATCACGGTCTATGTCGTACCAATCAAATTTGCCGTCCCTAGTAACCTCTTTTGGTGTTCCGTAATTGAGAACAGCGCTCAGTAGCCCATGAGTGTTTTCGGACAGGTGCATCATCTGCCACGCACGTTGAGCCGTATTCGCGCCGAACTTCTCCAACTTTGCAATTGGGCGGTAGGTATCAATCATCCCTTGCACCAGCCAATCCCAACGGCTTAGACGGGACTCTTCTAGATGCTCAAAGAGGGTGCGATTCTTGGTATGAGTCAGTTCGCGAACAAGACCTTCCTGCACCTCATTTCGTTCCACCGGAGGTCCCAGTGCGAACATGGCATTGTCGTCATTGATGACGGCTGCTGAGTTGAGGTCTTGTCTTGTCTCTATCGCGACAAGACGCTTGAAAAGATCGGGCTTAACTCTCTGGATTGCGCGTTTGAAATTAGCGTAGTCACCGAGTCTGTCTAGTTGCTTATCCGTCAGCGGGGCTAAGACATCACCAAGCCTGTGAAGGATGTAAAACTCCAAGGCGTTCGTTCCTTCCGCTTTACCCTCAGCAAGCATCCTGACCGCTTTGTCCATATCGGCAAAGTCAATATCTTGTTTATGCGCATTGTTGAAGGAGACAAACGGGAACGAACCAATAGCCGTGGCCATGTCCTTTGAGTGGTTGCTGACCCGAATGACCAACTCTGTCCCGGTGCGATTGTTCTTGAACAATGCGTACCGAGAGGTCAGGTTAGTTGTGTCTGCTGGTATGGGGAGGTGTACATCTACCTCTTTAATGCTCTTACCCAGCGTATCCGCATGCTTCATCATGCGGTTCATGTTTTTGCGGAGTTGCGCTTCCTCCTTGCTTGGGAGTTTGGTTCCGTCCGGGTTTGCTACCCTGTACTGGATATGACGCGCGGTGAAGTCCCTGATGGGCTGCGTGTATTCAGGAAAGCCGATTGTTCTCTGCCCAAACGCGGGAGAGTCGTTAAGCAGCATGTACGGAGGCGTGTAGCCTTGATCCGCTGCTGTTTTGAGGCTGCCCTTTTGACGTAACAGGTCAGACACAAACCCTGAACCACCACGAATGATGTAGCCGATTTCTCGATCAGTGATCTTAAAATTGGTGCCGAATAACCTGTTTAAGAATGCACGAACAGCAACCCAAATCTGTCCTCTTATCGAAAGAGTTTGCTCACTGGTGTCTTCAGCAATGCGGGCGATAACCTCTTCAACAAAAGCGTCAGAAGATTCGTTTTGCAGCCTGCTTCCGTAAGCCTCCCTGACGTAATCAAAGTAGGGTTTGAGCGCTCCGTCCTTCTGGTTGTTAATGTCCAGAATAAGTTCAGCGTAAGACCTGTCGCCCAACATGCGTCGGAGACCATAATGGACGCCAACCTCATGCAGAAGTATCTTCCCAACATTACCTTCGTTAAGCCTGCTGGTAATCAGATAAGTCTTAGAGGTTCGCTTGTCGTAAACCGCTCTAACCCTTAGCGCTGCATCACCCGTAATCAGTTCCTGTGGAACCTGTTCTACAGACCTGACGATTTCGAGAATACCTTCGCTTTCAAGTTTGTCTACGACGGGGCCAAACTGCTTTTGTAGAACCTCTCTGGCCTTAGAAGTAGAAAGCCCGCTCAAGGCGGGCTTTTGTTCAAGTGACCAGAACGTTTTGTCTGGTATGGGGACCTCTAGTGTATTTAGGGTGTCCTGATCCCAAAGAACAATGTTGTGAGTCCCTTTCTTTGCTCTTCTTGAAACGCCGTCGTAATATTTAAGCCCCGGAACGTCTAGTGAATTAAGCGCAAGGGATGCGTTCTTTTTGCTCTGTAAAATTTGCTCAAGGGCTCTGTACAGCGTTGCGCCTGTATCGTTATTTTTGACACTTAGACTTAGATTTTCAGAAATTTCGTCAACGTAACCTTGTTTTTGAAGTGGAGTCAGTGCGCCCCAATCTTTGTCCTCAATGGCGAAGTATTCTTTTGCTTCTGAAAGACCAACTGCTTTTCTTGTCAACTCAACCAACGCAGCCTTTACCTTTGGTGGCTGCTTGCTGAACGGCGCATCCCAGTCGAGCAAGTTGTCGATAACACTGTCGTCTAACTCGACGGTATAAACGTTGCCTCCCTGCTCTGTGGTGATTTTGCCGATGAGACTGCGATCTTTTCTAGCGCGATTTAAATAATCTTGATCCGTTTTGGCTGTTTGTTTAGCGGCCTCCTGAGACGAAAACTCAAGTTCGGCCAGATAACCCAAAGTACTTAAATTTGGAGCGACTACGTCAAGGATGGCATTGTGTAAATCGTCTGCGTCTCTGCCAAGAGCCTTGAGTGCTTCCTCTGTATTTTTGGCTTCGTCAAACTGCTCTAATGTCCTGTCTCTTTTATCAGCGACTTTTTCCCTCTCGGCAACTAACCTATTAAATTCTTCTAAGTTATCTGGATCGAGAAGGAATCGTCTGATGGGGTCAATCTCTGCCTGAAGTTCATCGCCTTGATTAAAAGAGTCATCAAGAAATTCTTGCTTGAGTTGGAGTATCCCTCGCTCTTCGTTTCTGGCATAAGAAGCGGATATACGATCTTTTTGATTTGTAACATCGTATGGTTTCCCGTCAACAAAGTACTGTTTGGGGGATAACGTAGTCCAATAATCTTCTGCAACACCTTTACGCTGTGCGAAGTAGATGCCCCAGCCAAATGCTTGCGCTCCTTCTCCGCTTCCCAAGAAGTTCAGGTCTGGAACTCCTGATGCCCATGTGCCGGGTGTGCCGTGGTGAAGTAATGCGAAGGCTCCGGGCGCTTCTAGTTCAATCTCCTCAAAGACAGCAGCAACTGTTCCCCTACCCGTTTTGACGTAGTAACCCGCATAGCCTGCGTTCTTGATGGCCTGTTCATAACGGTTGACTCGATCAAAGGTAGTAGCAGTGTTTAGTCCATCAGGGTCACGAGCGAAGTCATACAGCCGCGCAAACGGAATCTTTGCCTGATACTGGTTGGGGCCGAGGCCCCCTTCTCTGCGGTAATCAAGAAAACCGAAATAGGTTCGGTCTACATAGGTGTCGGGAAAGGATTCCTTACGCTTCTTCTCAGCGCCTTGATATCCAGTGCCGTGGTAGGAGGGGTCAGTTTTGGTGAGGTTCTTTTGCTGGGAGTAATGTACAAGAACAACTTCATCGCTCTTTACTTCCGGCGCTAAAGAAAAAGCCCCCTGATCGGGGGCTTCTTCCTCAAGTAAGAAGTTTCTTTGAAAGATTAGTTCTTGTATTAAACCGGACTCTGACTCGGGGTCAAGTTCTGCTATTTGAGCCTCGATTTTTCGTATCTGAGACTCTAAAGAAAAAGCCCCCTGATCGGGGGCTTTGGTGGGGCTGGTCTCGGCGTCTAGCGGGGGTTCTCTAGCGCCTCTATCGCTTCGCGGCCTACTTGGTCGGCCATCTTCTTGAGTTGCTTTTTCTTCTGGGACTTTGACGCCGTACTCTGCGGCGAGTTTGTTAAATGCCGCGAACCGACTATCAAGGAATGGGAGTAGATCGGAGAATCCGGCTTCGCGAATTTTATCCCTGATACTTTCTCCATATGGGTCTTCATTCCAGTTCGCTTCATGGTACTCCCCTCGCGAGGTGAACCACTCTGTTTGGAACCCGAACTTTTTGCTTGCTTTGCCATTGAACCTGCCTATGCGTCTTGCGAACTTTGATTTGTCTAGGTCGAAGTTGAGAACAATTATATCCGTAGGAGAAATTTTTGTGTAGCCAGAATCAACGCCAAGGCTCTCACGAAGTTCTTTGTAGAAAAGCGCTTCTGATGCTCCACCTATTTTTCCTTTGAACTTAAAGTGGGCTCCTACAGTGACCGCGTCCGAGTCTACGTCCAAGGAGTTGTCAGGAATAGCCCATGGAACAGCAGCCTGTCTGAAGATGTACTGGACTGCCCATGAGTAAACGTCAGCGATTTGATTCGTATCACTCTTAGGTGACAGGGTCATCAAGATGTTGGGGTTAACAGTCTTCTCGTAACCGCCGACTCCGGGCTTCTGCTTGACGTATATGTTGGCTATCTTCCCCAGTAACGCATCGGTGCCGTTACGGGTTTGAAGCAACTTGGCTGCTCTGTTGGTAAAGTTCTCCCGCTGGACGTAACCCAACTGACGGATAGGCTCGTACTCTGGAAGGGATGTATCAGGTACGGCTTCAAAGAAAACAGTTCTACGCCCTTTGAGCGGGCCTATCGGCATTACAGGAGCCTGAGACAAAGCCTGTTCTCGACGTAGGCGCTCTACATAGGCATCAAACTCCTTGGTCAGCCTCTTTGTCCAGAACTCCTTCTCCTGAAGGCTATCGGCAAAGTTCTGAAGTCCTGCTTCATCTATACGGACCCCTGACTTATTACGAGTAACAAACTGCTCCTCGGCCTGTTTTACTGCCTCCTTTATAGTAGGCTTACCTTTCTTCTCAGCAGCGGCCTGCTCACGGGCTGCCTGAGCCACCCGTCTTCCCTCTTCTTTACGCTCCGCTTTGGCGTCCTGTAACTGAGTGGCAACCCGAGCCGTATCGGACCTTGTTACCCCTGTTTCAGCAAGTCGGTCATCGATCAGGTCGATGTAGTTTGGAATGCTGATCTGGTCAACGGATGAAGCCGTCAGAACAGGATTGGCTAATCTAGGCTTGTTCTTGACTGGGACCAGATGAATCTCATGCGCATCGGTCTCTTTATTGAAGACGCGGCTGAGTCGGTACCCCTTGGGTCTGAGGACTTTATTGATAGAAGGGCCAGTCGGCTTTGCCAGCGCTCTCTTATAAGAAAGAACGACGTCCTGAAGTTCTGACTGACTAAGGTTGCGCTCTACCGGAATGTTGTACTTATCAACAACCTTACGAAGTTCGTTGGTAGTCAGTTTCCGAGGATCGCCTTTTACCCTGCCCTTGCCTGTAATAAGTTTGTCAGCCGGAAGCCGTTTGAGGAAATCCCTGCTTTCACGACGTATCGTGGCTGCACGTTTTGCGGAGACCGTGGGGGCCTTCTCAGCGCGCTCTGCTCTGCCCTCCGCAGTACCTAGTTCAGCCTGCTCTTCCAGTGCGGCCTGAGCCTGTACACGCTGGAGACGAGCCTGCTCTTGTTCAAGGGCTGGGCCTAGGTCTTGCGCTGCTTCTGTTTCCTGAACTGCCTGCTGCGGCGAGACTAACGGAGCAAGCGCAACATTGTCAGGCGATATCATTAACTGGCCTCTCGACCAATTCGCTTTCAACAAGACGTTTTCAGTAGGCACTGAAACGCGCGCCACTGACTGATTGGCCCCGGGAGTTACGCCCTCTTCTGCTATGGAGGCAACAACGGCGCGTTTAAGCCCACCTCCCGCCTGCATTGCCGCTTGCTCTTCTTTAGTGAGCGGGGCATACATAACAAGGGAGTCACCCTCAAGTTCTCTCACCGCTCCTTGTAAGCGTCCCTTGTAAGTCTCATAGTTGGGAAGATCAGGTAAAGCGCTGACTACCGACTCAAGAGGCGTCGTAGCGTCCACCCTTCCAACCTCTCGTTCCATCTCTGCGACTTCAATCGGGGCTAGGCCCTCTTGCCGCTCAAGGACGGTATCAACGTCGTCAAGCCTTTGCCTTAGCGCTTCATTTAACGCACCGGGATCGATTTGCGAGTCTTTACCCTGCGCGACTTTATCTACCTGAGCCTTTCTTGCTTCCTGCAATAACTTCTGGGTTTGCTTTTTCCCGGCAGACAGCGACTTAGATATTCCTATCTGTGCAGCACTTTGCCCCATTCCCGCAAAGGCTTCGTGCAAAGCATCAATAGGCTTGACTTCACCTGAAGCGAGGAATTCTCCGCTTAGTTCTCCGAAGCCTTCCCCAGTAGATTCCAAACCAAGCGCTGCTGCACCTCTGCCAATTTTCGGGGTGAGCCTATTTGATTTGGCAATGTATTTCTCAGTGTGCGCAGCAATCTTTTCCGCAACATCTGGTCTGGCATAGGCTTTAGCAACAGATGCTGGATCAGCGATATCCGCGCCAGCATCCATCAGTTCTTTTTCTACCTTCTTATTAAGTTCTCGACCCGGGGCTGTAACAACACGCCCTGCCAACTTAAACGAGAGCGCATCTACGAGCGCGATTGCTGCACCTTTGGTTAGACCTTGTTTTGCGGCTTCCGCTCTGAAATCGCTGTCCGCAAACACAGAACGAAGGCTATCAGCGTCCGTTACGTCAGCGCCAAACTCTCTCGCCAGTTCCAAGGTCTTGTGACCAAGTTCAGTCGCGATGGTTCCCGCACTCATTCCAGTCAGGAAACCAACACCTGAGCCAGCGCCGGGGGCAATCATTGTTCCCACCTTAGCGCCCGCTATACCCGTGCCTAAAGATGGGAGGAAGTTCGCAGCGTTTTCTACAATTGAGTAGGAAAGCGCCTTGGGGTCGCGCAAAATCTGATAGGCACCGCCGCCAAGTGCCCCCAAACTTTCCCACCAGCCCTCAGCATTATCCCAACGTGTAGAAGCGGCAGCCAACCTTTGATTGAACGCATCCATGTACTCTGGCTGAGTTGAGTTTCGGTAATACTCAGCAATGTTGTCAGCCATGTCTGGGCCACCAGCCAGCATGGATACGGCTTGCAATGAAGCCGTTGTTCGCTCTAGGCCACTTCCCCCAGCATGCAGTAAGTCAGAAAGATATCCAGAGGATTCATAATCTGGTTCTTGCTCTGCTGCTGGCTGCCCAAATAAATCGAATACGGAAAGCGTTTCAGATGACTGTTGAGGCTGGGGCGAGGAACCGAAAAGATCAAATACACTAAGATTATTTTCTGATGCCATTAACTAAGCGCCCGATGGTGGAACTAATAACGCGGTGTACTTTCTGGCCAAGACGTCTGCAAACACACTGTTAGCACCGGCTGCATCCTTTGAAAGACCAGTCATTATTTTTTTAAGTTCCTCCAATATCGTTTCTTTAGGAATATTGGCAGCCTGCATGCCTGCAATCAGTTCATCAATAAAGGCAGCAGATTCTTCAGCGTCGTATTCGTAAACCTCTTTTTGGGTGGGTACATCACCTGCCCCAATGACACTGGATACCACTGGCTCCGAAGTAGTAGCGGAATCGGTTGGCTGACTACCTCTCATTATTGGAGCAGTAACAGAAGCGGTTGGCTGACCCATGACTTGGCCTGCTACCTCAGCCTGTCCGTATGCGGGGGATTGCCCTGTTAGTGGGGCCGTAATTAGCCCTGCGTCTGCCCCTGTCACCGTTGGGGCTGCTGCGTTTTGTTCTGCAACCAGAGCCGCATTTGTTGCCTTCGCCTGTTCAGCAAATGCGCCTAACCCACCAGTTACGTTTGCTTGCGCAACTCTTTCGTCGTTTACCGCTGCCCCGGCTGCTGCCAGTTCAGGGGTAACGGCTTCCTCGATAAACCGCTTATTCGCGGTTGTGACAGTCTTGCTTTCTGTAACTTTTCCCGCTTCTGTTTTTGTTGCACTGCTTTTTGTCGGTTTTTCAATAACGAACAGCGGAGGGTTTGCTTGGATGCCCTGCTGAAACAGACGATTTATGTTGCTTGCGCTCGTGTATTCCTTCAACTTATCCGGCTGATCTGCGAACCGGGCGGTTAACTGATCCTTGATTGCTTTTTTAACTGCGGCTTCGCTTTCAAAAGTTAGAGTTTCACCACTTCCTATAACTGGGGCGGCTTGCCCATCAGGACTTGTCTGGCCCGGGTTATACGGAACAAACTCCATAGAGACGCTGTTTTGCCAGCCGTATGTTGGCTGAGTTTCAACAGACTCAATTTCTCCCGTAAGTTGATTTTGAGTAGCAGTCCGATTCTCAATTTTCTTCCACTCCCAAGTGCCAGCCTTCGCAGCGGCCTGAGAGGATTCAAAGTCGGCCTGCTTTCTTGTGTCCTCATTGCGGAGTAAGTCGATCTTTTCTTGGTTCTGGGAGATTTGAATCTGGTTGGTGTACTGATCCATAGCCATGGCAGTCACCTTAAACATCTCGGCTCTTGCCTGTTTGGCTTCCTCAGCCTGTGCCTCAATCGCAGATATTTGATCCTGCGCCATCTGCGGACCCATCTGGAACAGGCCCGCACCCATTGTTGATAGTGCTGCACCAAATGCGCTCATACCATTCCTCCAGCCATGGGCTGACTGATGTTGTCGTAGTTGCCATCAGCAACCGCATCGATGAATCCGACCACGCTCTCTTCAGGCAATGTTCCGCCTGCTCCAAACATCTTTCCAAGTTCCCCAGCAACCATCGTTAAAGAGATGTTCTGATTGCGCTGAAGTTCTTCTTGAGAGCCCGGTTGATAGGTTCCAGTCTGAACAGCCATGTCATATGCTTCCGATACGACCTCAGCCGATACGTCCATGAGGTGGTCATAAGGAATACCCATATCCAGTGAATCAACAGCGCTGACCTCTGGAACAAGAAGATTGAGTGAGATCATTGCCAAATCTTCGACAAGGTTCTCTGAACCCTGAAGCACTTCCATGAATTGATCAAACTGATCGCCGTACATTTTTTTCTTCGATGAAGCAATCATCTTTCTTGCCGACTGTTCAGCAGACTCATCATCCATTTCCAAAGCCTGACTCTGCATAGGAGTCTGAAGCATGCCTTGAGACATTGCGTCTGGGGGCATGGGTCCCATAGGGCCTTGAGCCATACCCGGCTGCTCTGGCGTCATGGGCGGAACGGGTGCGCCTTGATCAGGCATCGGTTGTTCAGGTACTACCTGCTCTTCGTTGATCATGTTATGAGTCCATCTGGATACATTGCAGTGCCATCTGTGTATCTTTCATTTCCGGTAGGTTTCCAGTTTCTGGTCCTGTCCAGTTCCTTCTCCTTATCTTTCGCGCTGGCATAAGCGCCAAGGCCGCTCATAATCAATCCGCCACCCTGAATGGCCCAGCCCATCTTCATGGCTGCCATACGCTCTGTGTGCCGCTTTGCGGCTTCCTCGGAACCCTGCTTTATGTTCTCAAGCATCACATCAAACAACCCAGTAGATTGGGTTCGGAGGCTGCCGAGGTAGTCCCCACTTTGGCCAGCGCTTACAAAATCTGTTGCTGGCTTTGCGACGGCTGATGCCGTTCCTGCGCCAGCATCGGTCATTAGCGGCTCTCCCGAAGAATAAGGTGTCATATTTGTAGAGCCAGTAGCCAGCCCCTCAGTAGTGCCCGTAGCAGCATTGACAGCCTCTCCACTAGCGGACATGGCTATATTCCCAGAAGCCGGAAATGCGGTTTGCGAGGCTACAGTTGCGACTGCATCAGGAGTAGCGCCGAATCCACCGATTAAAGACTGCCAAGCAGATTGAGTTGAACCAGAGCCCCAAGCCGTCTGAGCGGCATTAACTCCAAACGTTACCGCTTCGCCAACCTTCATCCCTGTGCCGACTGCGTTAACAGCAGCGGTGCCTGCGGCAACCTGACCCGATACTGGAAGGGCCCCCATTGCCTGATAAGAGGCTTCAGCAAACGCTGCTGCATTGGAGGATGCTGTTCCAGAGCCAAGACCACCAAGGAAAGATTTCCATACGCCAGCCGACTTAGATACTGATGTTGCTGTGGACATTGCGGCGGCGGACCCACTTTGAGCGCCAAGGCTCATTAAGTACGAGCCGCCAAAGTAAACAGCGGCTGCCACCACTAATACGGGCAACACCTTCTTCACAATCTTGCCTATGCTTTTGAATGCTTTCTTGACTGACTTAAAAATTCCACTCATATGTTTAACCTATAAACTCCGCCGAGGCTCTTAAACCCGACTGCTTGATAGAGACGTTCTGTTCTCTCCGTGTTACCGATTTCGCTAGTAACCGCGAGAGTGACGTCTTGGATGATGGGTCTGGAATCAACCCACTTCTTAAATTTGCGAAGCAAGAAACCAGCCGTGCCCCTGCCCTTGTCGTTAGCGCACAGGAAAAGGTTGGTTGCATAGTGCCTCTTGCTAAACCACAGTTCTTGGCTTACCACACCAAGCGCAGCGCAAATTTCCCCATCCTTTTCAATCACCCACACTTTGTGCATTGGAGACGAAAGCATGTGTATCAGGTTGGTTTTAGCAACCTTATTCTGGAAGGGGATGTCTTTATATCCGCCGTCCTCATGGAACGGGGTAATAAAGTTAATTAGTTGGGGGATGTCTTTGAGGGTTGCTTCTCTAGCCACAGGATGCCAGCATGTTGCGGTAATTATTCTCGGCTACCTTAATCTGGTGAGCGCGCCACTCAGCGCTGTAGTTGCCGGTTCCGTAGTCAGCCTCAATCTTTTGAATCGTGGCGGCATGCGATGCAGCCGCATTACGAGAACAAGCCTTCGCGTTTTCGCCAGTAGTGTGTTCCAAGCCTATTGCTTGCGAGGCAAGATTGGATTCAGTCGAGAACTGCGTCTTCCAGACATCAAATTCTCGATCAAGATTCCGCTGAGTTGCTTCCCACCATCTAACTACCGCTTTCTCATTTCTTTCGTAGGCTTGCTGCAAGGCTTGGTTGTAGGTAGTAACGCGCGCGCCAAATTCATTTAACTGAAAATTAGTTTTGGTTAGATAGTCTTGCATCAAAAATTCATTGACAGCCTTTTGATTTTCCATGCCTTGCGTAAACAACGTAGCGGCATCTTGTTGCGCGATTGGCAGGATGTTTCTCATAGCGGCATCCACACCAGCAGAGGCGGCCATGGTCGTATTAAGTAAACCGCTTTTGTTTGCCTGTTGTTTGGCCAGAGTGATGGCTTGCGCCATATAAGGATTATCCTGCTGCATCATCTGACTCATGCGATATTCCACAAGTTCTTGAGGGTCAACTGTCCTTTGTGAAGGCGCAGGAATATCT